AGACACAGCCCATTACGCTGATAATTCAATTACTGGGGCAGAACTTGCTGACAATATAGCAATAGCTGGAACTTTAGATGTAGCTGGAGCAGTAGTATTTAACGAAGGGTCAGCAGATGTAGATTTCCGCGTTGAATCAAATGCTAATGCTAATATGTTATTTGTTGATGGTGGCAATAACCGAGTTGGCATCGGAACTGCAAGTCCAATTGTTGAATTTGAAGCTATGGGTACTTTTGGCGCAGCCGCAACTTCAGGGTCTGCTACGGGATTTATTGCAAGGTTTAGTCAGTCTTCAGGGGTTGGTTCTTTAGATTTTGGTTTTGGTGACCCCTATTCTTGGTTACAATCAAGAAACTCTGGTAACTATGCTACAAACTATAACTTAGTTTTACAGCCTAACGGTGGAAACGTGGGTATTGGAACAACTGCTAATATTTCTGGCTATAACCTACATGTCCATGAGCCAGCGGGCGGAAGTGCGGCTGGTTATATAAAAGTTTCAAGTGCGGGAACTGGGGCGGCTGGCGGTGATGGACTTGATATAATTTCAGGACACGATGGAGTTGGCTATTTATGGAACAGAGAAAGTCAGGCACTTGTTTTTGGTACTAGTAATGCTGAAAGGATGCGCATAACTTCGGCTGGAAACGTGGGTATTGGAACTACCTCGCCACAACAAAAACTTCACGTTGCTGGGGCAATAAGATTGTCTGCTACTGGAACAGATGCTAATAGATGGAATGTTTATTATAACTCATCAACAGGAGATTTAATTCTTGTATCTTCTGATGCAAGACTCAAGAAAGATTTTGATTATAGTATTTCAGGTATAGAAACTGTAAATAAACTTAAACCTGTTAGATATACATGGAAAGACAGTAATAAAAGACAACTTGGATTTACAGCACAAGAAAGTATTGAAGCAGATGAACATTTAGCTTGGAACAATGTTGAAGATGACACTTGGGGATTAGATGGTTGGGAAGGATATGCAGCAGTTTTAACTAAAGCAATCCAAGAACAACAAGTAATTATTGATGACCTAAAAGCAAGACTCAAAACCATAGAGGACGCATAGAATGACACTACAAGCAAACGGCGCCATATCTATGGCTAACATAGGCAGTGAGCTATCAAATTCAAGTAGATCATTAAGAACCTTAAGTGCAGCAGCTTCCAAAAGTGCTCCAGACTCATTCAGCGAGTTTTACTCCTATAGCGCCTATTCTCCCTCGTTTAACTTCAATAACATATCTACATCAACCGCAGATGCCTTTGTAAATACTAATACAACAACTACAGGCATAGGTACTACAATAACTTTAAGATTTAACTTAAGTAAGAATGGTAACAACTCAAATCAATATGCAGTAATTTACAAAAACAATAGCTCCCAAGTCCAAATTACTTCAGGTAGCTCAGACCTAACATCTATTACTGCAAGTGATAGTTTCTTTGTTTCATTTTTTAATGAGGAAGGAGAAACATTTACAGGTACATTGACTGTGACTGACCAAACGAACAGCACACAGTTAGATTCAGTAAGTATTTCTTACGCTAGGGAAGAAGAATGATGACTGTAGATAATAAAGAAATATTAGATTTAGCAGCAGCTTCTACAGGTGTAGCAACATACGTTCAAATTTTACCTAACGTAGCTGCGGTTTTTACCATTGTGTGGCTAGGGATACGAATCTTAGAAAGCGATACAACACAGTCAATTAAAGATAAGGTTTTAAAACTATGCAAATTGAAAGATTGAAAGATCAACTCAAAATACACGAAGGTGTAGTTTTAAAGCCTTACAAATGCTCTGCTAATAAATTGACTTTGGGAATCGGAAGAAATATTGAAGACAACGGTATTTCTATGGAAGAAGCTGAATCAATGTTAGCTAATGACATAGATGATTGCATTGTAGATCTAAAAAGAAACATTGGTTTCTTCGATGATCTACCTGAGACAATACAGGAAGTTATGGTCAACCTATGTTTTAACATTGGTATAAACAAATTGTTAAACTTTAAGAAGACTATAGGTTTACTAAGGGATAGTAAGTATCTAGAAGCTGCTAATGAAATCTTAGATTCTAAGTGGTCTAAACAAGTAGGGCAGAGAAGTCATGATCTAGCAGACATGATTAGAAGCTGTGCTTCAGAATAATGGAAGACATTATAAATCTGATTAATCAGGTAGGGTTCCCAGTTGCCTCAGCATTAGGTTTAGGTTTCTTTATATGGAAACTTATTAATCGCATTATTGATGGTATGGAAGCTAAGATAGATGTAGTTGATGAAAAAGTAGATGCTAGTCTTAACGCGATGGAAGAAAGACTAAGTACTAAACTTGATGCTCAATACGGCATAATCGTAGCCTTAATTGATAGAGTACGCGCGCTTGATAACCAAACTATACGTCAAGATGTTTTATTAAAAACATTACTTGGTATTCCTAATTTAATTGAAATAGATAAGGTAGCAAAGGCAAACCGTGAAGATCAACGAAAAGATTAAAATTAACATACTGGCTTTTTTTATTTGGCAGGGAGATATCGTTGCAGATGAATTGTTATTCAGGTTTAAAAGCCCTAGCTTCTCTGGAGTTAATTCTTCTTCCCATTACCTTACGATAGAGAACCAAGAAGCTACTAGAAAACAAGCAATTAAAGAAGAAATAGAAGCTTATACAGATCAGTTAGCTAGAGAACAAGACAACACAACGCTTGCTAGGTTTATAAGAAATTTAGAAAGCCGTATATATGCACAGCTTAGTAGACAGATGGTCGAACAGTTATTTGGGGAAACACCACAGAAACAAGGTAAATTAACATTAGAGGGTAATACGATTGAATATGTTGTCGAAGCAGAAACGATCACGCTTACTATTACTGATGAGACAGGCGGCACTACTAATATTACTGTACCTATCGGTGATTTTACTTTCTAGCTGCGCCTCAAGAAATATACTAGAAGGTGGTGGTATACCTAGTGTCGTAATTAAAAGTTCTTCTATAATGGATTTACAATCAGAAGAATTAAAAAACATTCAGCCTGCAAAACGTAAGCCTGTTATAGCTATCTATCCTAATAGCTTTAAAGATAACACAGGTGCGCGGAAATCGAACGGGCAGTTTGCCCAGTTCAGTACAGCAATTACTCAGGCTCCTGAAGCATTTCTTATCAGGGCTTTAAAACACGCAGCTAACGGTGAGTTTTTTCAAGTAGTAGAACGAGTTGGTCTTGATAGCTTAACTAAAGAAAGACAACTTATCCGTAGTACAAGGGAAACATTTGATGAAGACAGCAAGGTAAAACCTTTGTTACTGGCAGGATTGCTTATACAAGGTGGCGTACTTTCTTTTGATGCCAGTGTTTATAGTGGAGGCTTCGGAGCAAGGGCACTGGGTCTGGGATCAGCAAAACAATACAGAGAAGACTTGATTACTATTTCATTACGTCTTGTGTCTGTATCGACAGGAGAAGTGTTAATAGAGACTTTAATACATAAGAATGTGTTATCAGCAAGTCTGTCACAAGATGTATTTAGATTTGTATCTGGTGGGACTAAATTGATTGAAGTAGAAGGTGGCGTAGCGGCTAACGAAAGTACATCAATAGCATTACAAAAAGCAGTAGAAGAAGGAGTGTTGAATATAATTAAAATTGGACTCAACAGAGGGTATTGGAAATGAAGAAGTTACTTAGTTTGCTATTGTTTCTATCATATAACGTAGCTGCAAGTGATAACGAAATATATGTAGACCAAGTAGGCGTAACAGCCAACATAGATTTAGAGCAGCTTGGCAGTGGTAACCTTATTGGTGGACTGTTAGCTACAGCAGGCTCGATGACAGCACTAGACCTTGACGGCGTATCCATGACATTAGACATAAATCAGATAGGTAATGCTAACAAGTTCTTAGGTGATATGTATGCTGATAGCTATACAGGTTACTTTAACTTTGACGGCGATACCAACACGTTTACATCTAAAATGGATCCCAATAATACTTTTGGTGCTGATAACTCTAATGTTAATGTGCAGGTTACAGGAAGTACCAATACGTTTACTCTTGACCTTGCTACCGTAGCGTTATCTAGCGGAACAGATTTAGATTGGACAGTACAAGGCTCGTCAAACACAATTAATGCTGACATAGATGTAGACGGAGCTACAAACTACATGAACATAGACGGTGACAGCAACACAGTCAACTATGACGGAGATGGTTATGCAGGCGGACACTTCCACCTTACACACACTGGAGACTCAAGAGCCTTTACAGTTGATCAAGCCTCAACACTGGATAATGATTGGCTTAAGGTTACTTCTTCTGGTAATAACGGTACTGTTTGTGTCAACCAAAATGATCAAGGCACAGCAGTTGGATGCTGATATAGGAAGCATTACAGAATTAAAAGGACACACAAGAGTAGTAAGAGACAAGCCATACGAAAGCGTAATTGATTTTTCTCTTAACTCTATGGATAGACTAGAGACTGCTAACGGCAGAATGGGTGTTACTTTTAGGGATGATACTACTATAAGGCTCACGGAACACAGTGAAATTCTAGTAGATAGCTTTATATTTAATCCCGATCCTAACAAATCTTCTATGGCTCTTTCGTTTGTAAAGGGTACAGGTAGATTCATAAGCTCTAAAACTAAACGTATTCCTAAAGACAACATTACTATCCGTACCAACGCAGCTACTATAGGCATACGGGGTACAGATTTTACACTCACAGTAAAAGAAACAGGAGAGACACTTGTTATTCTTTTACCTAAAGCTGACGGTACATCGAGCGGTGAGATAACTATAGACACAGCACTAGGTCAGATTGTTTTATCTAAACCGTACGAATCTACTACTGTATACAATTTTGAAACTGCACCAACTCCTTCCGTTATACTAGACCTGACACTAGATATGATTGACAACATGTTAATCGTTAATCCTCCAGAAACTAAACAACTTGAGACTACAGAGTCTACTGCGGCTGTAGGTAACGCGCTTGATGTAGACTTCTTAGACTTTGACGAACTAGAGCAGGATGACTTAGCTCAAGATGATTTAGAGTATCAAGAGCTGGACATAGATTATCTAGCAGGAAATTTCTTAGAAGATTTGCTTGATGTCATACAGGATGTGGATGAGTTAGGTAAAGCAGACAAAGCTCTATCAGCAGATGGAGTTAAAGGAACTGCAATAGGTTATGACGGTAACACTCAGATCAGTACCTTTGTTTCGGATACAAACTTAAAGTTTATACGCCAAATAGAAGATACCTTAAAAATCAATGTATCTAGAGAAGGATCATATAATATCCGTATTGAGCAAGAAGGGAAGATTAACCAATTGACAACAAACGGTGGTAGTTCATCCGTTATTAATATAAAACAAGGTAGTTAACAATATGAAATTTAAATCAATTAAAAATCTAATAGGGGCTGTAGCACCAACTATAGGACAAGCATTAGGCGGTTCTATGGGTGGGATGGCGGCTAATTTGGTAGCAGAAGTTTTAGGCTGTGAGCCAGAACCAAAGAAAATTGAAGCAGCAGTACAAGCTGCAACCCCAGAACAATTATCGGAACTTAAAAAGATAGATAAAGATTTCGAAGTAAGAATGAAAGAATTAGATGTCGATTTATATGCCTTAGAAACTGCTGACATTCAAGATGCTAGAGAAGCATTTAGAGAGGATTGGACGCCAAAAGTATTTGGTCTTATTTCTTTACTAGCATTTGTTGGGTACATATTTACCGTTACACTTTTACCTCCTGACCAAAACTCAGATACAATTGTATCCTTAGTGTTAGGTTATCTTGGCGGGCTGGTGTCAGGTATAGCCAGCTTTTATTTTGGAGCATCAAATAAAGAAGAAAAACAATAAGTTAAGTTATATATTTAATAGTTTAGATAGCTAATTATTTAATCTCTTAACCCTAAAAATTAACAAAAACACCATTACTATCACCTCATTTTTTTTAACTAATGTGAAGATTTGAGTAAAGTTGTATCGGTGTTTTTTCAAAAATAGTTTTGGCGACCTTAAATAAAAACATTTGACAAATGACAAAATTCGTTTAATCATGTGACCATAAATTATAAGAAAGCGACCTATATTTATTCCTAAAAGGTACAAGAGAGTTCGAGTCTCTCCATCTGCACCAAAGAAAAGGAATCTAAATAGAGGTAAAAGGTAAAGAGATTTTTTCCGCTTTCTTAGTTTATATACTATAGAAAAGGGGAGAATGATGAAAAAATTAGTTATGGCGACCTTGTGGGTAACATATACAAAGGAAGCCAAAAATGAAGATTAAAGTTAAAGATTTTTACGCAAAACATAAAATAATGCTTTGGAAAGATTCTTGTGACGAACATATAGTTGCAAGTCATAGAAGAATAAAACGATTCTTATTATTTGAGAATATAGAAAATAGAAACATTGACGAGGTAACAGAAATAGATGTCGATCTATTCATCCACCACCTCAGTACAGAAAGAAAATGTAAAAACACAACTTGTAATAGATACGTTGCTGCCATTTCTGGGTTTTTCAAACTAGCAGTAAAGTATGGGTATATAGAAGCGCCTTTAAAAATAGCTCAAAACAAAGAACTCAAAGGCAGACCAAGATACTTTACCGAGGAAGAAATTAGCAAAGTTAACGAAT